CGTGCACGGAGGTTTTGGCTACTTTGGCTAAGAGGGCCAATTGGCGATACATCGGCTCGCGTTATCTCTTGACGGCGGTCATGTCCCCAATTGGTGAGGAATGCTTTAAAAGGATCGGTTCTTCCATAGATCCTAAGAACAAGGTCGTCCACAACACTATGGCCTTCTTCAAACACTCTTTGCCCTTATTGGAGTATGTATTGTCTATATATGTCAATCCCGACATCGGGAACATCTTTATGCGGACCCTCGTTCTGGCTCTGCATTATCGGTGGACAGACCTACCATTCTGGCAGGGTGTGTCTGAACATTCAGCTTGGAACCATCTCTCATTTCTTTTTGAGATGTGTACTGATGACTCGACGTTCAATCGTTGTCTCAACCTAGCTGGCTCTCTTTTCAATTTGTTCAGACCCAAAACACCCCTAGAACGCGCGCAACAACGTATTGACTCATACTTGTTCCACCTCCTCCCCCTTAGGAAGAAAATAAGCACACTAGCGGCTATCGTACAATCAAAATTGTTTCCGACCCCAAAACCTTCCCTAGTGCGGCGTCTCTTTACGAACACCACTCGCTCTCTTGTTTGTGCGGCCCTCGCTTACAGCGGTTATTCGCTGTACACCTGGGCTTCAAACAAGCCAGTGGTGGATCGTTACAAAGAATGGCGCGCTTATTTCTATTGCGAAAATGATTGGGAGGACATCAAAGTCCCCGAGATGGATGTTGAGGTTTATACAGCACCTGTCACTGACTGGCAAGTACCAAAGTCCAGATATTCCAGCGTTCCGACTCGACCAGACGCAGGATACGAACAAAAAGGAATGACCGTGAGGGGAGAGTGGCTACCAGATATTGTTGGCCCCCCCCAGTTCTTCTACCACATATTACCCACCTGTGTCCCTACTTATGTAGCTCAGGCCACCTACTACAATCTCAACGCCTCCATTAGCTCTCGCGTTTTGGTCAAGACACCATTGACCAATGCAGAGCAAATGGAGGTGTGGGATAAGATCTATGATACCCAAGCAGGAGCCATTTTCATATCAGCTAAATTGGACACAGCCCGCCAACTTGCTTTCAAAGATTGGGAGGATAATGTGGATGAATGGGTTGCTCACATGCAAAAACCCATCGCCCGTCAACGCTATATGCGTGTGGTGAAAGAAATCCGCGAGGTACGCGGTCCTAAATGTACCATTCCTCGAGTCACCCCCGTCTTTCTTAAATCAAACGAAGCTCTCATGCAAGCTAAAGACGGACATATGGCTCTTAAGCCCCGTATTATTTGTAATGTTGATCCGTACTTTTCAGCGTATGCAGGCCCGTACATCTACGCCATGCAGAAACAGTTGAGTACGACTCTATTTCCCGTCGTTCAAGGCGTTGGAATACATTCCCTGTTGAGGGTTCCGCCAATACAGATCCGGTTCACG